CTTTTCGCTGCATACGCTGTTCTGGTGCAAGCGATTCATCATCTGCCAATGGATCGGTCCAAACCCCTTCTGGCTGTTGAGTAAGCTGCGCCCTGGTCGACCGTTGAGAGAGTCGCTGCCTGGCCGTCGTCCCCAGCGCCCCTCCATACCCACCCCCATACCGGGCCCGGTGGCGACGCTCGTCCATGAACATGGTCAACGCACGGTCCTGCTGCCGCTGTCGTCTACGACCAACGCCTGCTGCATACGCAGCCGCCCCCACGGCAGCCCCGGATGGTTGGTGTTCAAACCTGATTGCCATTGTTCTGACCTCCGGTGGGTTTTTATCGTTTTGCTGCTTCGCACATATCATCCAGTCAACAACCCGTCAATCTAGCAGTTCCTCCAGTTGCTCTACAGCCTCCTTATTCGAGTTGAAGACATTTCTCAGTTTGCTCCGTGCCCACGCATCCAATTCGTTCAGCTTCTCACGCCTCTCAGCACACCCGCAAGGTCTTCCCAACCATTCAGTGACTCGCTCCTCCGTAATACCTATGCTGCTCAGTGCGCGTTTTACCATATCACCCAATAATATCCTGCGAGGCTTTCTCGGAGACCTCGTGGGAGTGCCTCCCTGGCCGGGGCCTCGCCCCTCCTCCCACGCGATCCAGTATTTATTTCCGGGTGACTCGCCTCTGGCCCCCATATTACACAGTTCGACCATCCTGGTTGATTTGAGGCACTTGTGCCTTGAACACTGATAGCTCCCTACGCCTTCTGCTAAGGGACTGCACTGGCAAGCAACGGTCACGCTGACACCTCGTAACAGAAAGACCCCGTGGACAGACTGCAACAAGAACACGCCAAATCAGACTCATAGACAAAGAACGAATCATGATCGCAATCACCGCTTTGAGTTCCCGGAGGACAGCCAAAACTGAGAAACAACGGGTCACACGTCGAGTCAGCTTCGGTGGCTAGACGTTGGTTGATGGGCCCGTCTCGGCAGTCATCGGAATCAAAGCACTCGCCTACTATGATTAGCGTGAAATCTTCCGGGTCACTGCCGATTTCGGGGCAGGTTAGAGTGATGTCCCAATCAATGGTCCCGTAGGGGCATGAAAAGGTCATTCTCCCCGTCCAGTTCCCAGTCAATCTGTCCCAGGTAAGCGTGGTGGTCTTCCCATCGGCGGGGGACATGCAGCCTGTAGCCCTTGCCGTAACCGTAAGTTCTGCTGGAAGTACGATGCCGTCACAGTCGCAACTGCACATAGGACAATCTTCGTGGGTCTCGAAAGCCTGCCACCACTCCCATTCGTCTAGGTACAATTCCTTTTCTTCAGCCGGTGGCTCTAACGACCCGCTTCCTATCCCGGTATACCAACGATCAGATCCTCCCGTGTATAGGCTGAAATCACTGTTTCCGTATACGGCAGACAGGACAGCATCACTGATGGAAGCACAAAACACACTATCATTAAGGGTAGCTATGAATAGCCGTCGATACGGTGGGACACAGATTCCCGCACGATCCGGGTCCAAATGGCCTATGGTCTCGCCCACCACCTCTTCCGAAGCTATGCCCGTGGCTGCTCCGTCCATCCCCACCCGTGTAGATAGTGTAATTACCATCGGGTCGTCTAGCGTGAGCGTAGCTACGTGCATGGCCCCCAGGACTTTCGTCACAGGGTTGAACTCTACGCCTAACAGCAAGGAGACAGAGAGACCAGTACCTGAGAGCAAGTGGTCGTTCAGCGTATAGATTCTGGCGTGCATCGACGCCGATGGCTCTGGGTGCGGTTCCTCCCAAATGGCTCCTGAAGGACCCGTATCATAAGGTGTAACTATCGCTCCCTGTAGGATGGTCGGTGTACCGTTCGGACAGTACGCCTCAATTTCAAAGTTATCAAACCCTGCGGGTTCATGCCAATTCGACCCTAGAGTCACACTATTGGCACGGTTGAAAGCATCGCTGCTTATCACGCAATGGAAATCGCAACAACAACGTCGCCTTCCCATCGCTCACCCCCTAAGTTCCCGATCCTGATGCTGACAGCGAACTGGACGATGAAGACGACGGTGAACTGGACGGCGACGGTGACGACGACGGCGAACTAGACGTTGAGCTAGACGGTGATGGAGAACTAGACGGTGAACTTGATGGTGAAGCCGATGGTGAACTGGACGGGCAGCACGGCTGCTCGGCGCTACAGTCAAGGCTGACGCACTCAAAAATCGTCCCGTGCGTGGTGCTCGGACGAGGCGTGAACAGACCTGTAGCTCCAGCATCCGGATAAGGCACATCGTAGCGATGGTCGATGGCCTTTACCTCGATAGAACAGTCGTCGTAGTCCCAGTCGTCTGTGTCTGGGTCCCACACCCCCATGTAGCAGTCGAACGCCGTAGCCTGCCCCGGATGATCCTCTTTCAGGCACAACTCGACAAGTATCGCCATTGGCGATTCAAGGAGCATCCAGTTGATTAGCTTGTCGTCGTCGTCATACAACTCCTCCACTTCTTCCGTTAGGTCTGCCGGATGTCCGGGAGTGACTGTCGCTACTCCCGGGTTTTGCCCAACCCTGATCGGCGCATCAACGGGAGTTGGGGCGTGCCGACCACCTTCCACACCGGGGCGCCCTGGATGGATTCCCTGCAACGGAAGGATTGCGGCATATACCTGGCCAACCTTGTAAACCCCCACGATACGACTGCCATACGGCTTCGCCACTGCGACGGTGTTGTAGAACCTGTTGGTGCGGGTATCGTGACCACGACACACCACGTAATCCCGGTGCGTGTCCTCCTCGGCGATCTGGAACATCGCAGTGTAGGGGAAGATCCCCGGAATCATCAGTGGCGCACGGTCCCCCCCAGCCGCATCCGGCCGAAACGCTGGAGGCAGCTTGTAATGGGGGGTCGGTTGCCGTCTCTTGCGGCGTGTCATGGACCCACCTCTAGCGAACGTCGCAGAGCAGGTGTGCCCAGGAGATCGCGGCAATAACGGCTGTTCCCGAGGCATCGTCATCGACCGACGTAGTGACCCTCACATCAAGGATGTTGCCCGCAGACAGCGCGGTCGCTGTGATCGAGAAGTCGATGTTTGCGAACGTCAGCGAGTTCATGGTTGTCGCTGCCGTGGCGCAGAGGTCGGAGCCGATCGCATCGTCGGGATCGTCCTGTTGCTTGTATACCTCGCAATCCAATGTAGCGGCCTGGTCGGCTATGGTGGTAATCATGCCAGCCATAAACCGTAGCGTGACGGAATTACCGGCTTCATACTCCCAGGGCAACTGCACCAACACGCGAGCGTAGTTGAGTTGAGCGGAGCCCTCAGAGTCGTGGTCATCGGCCTGAAGCGTCGGAGTGGCCGATCCGAATGTCCCCTCCACCAGGCCAAGGTCGTCATTCGCGCCAGCAGACGGCAGCACCACGGCCATGTCGTCCCATGTGCGGAACGAGGTTAAGGGAATTGGAAATGACGCAAGCGCCGTTTGCGCCAGAATGTTGGCCCTCGTTTTGGCCGGCGTGATCGCGCCCGTGATACGAGCGCTGCCCGGAACGATCAGGTCGCCGGGCAAGGTTGTCGGGTTAGCCATTTTGTCTCTCCTTTAAGGTTGACAGTTGAAGGCCATTTCAGAAAAATAAGACGAGCCGACCGGAAGCGCGAACTTCCGAACGGCTCTTGCCACCATTACCTAACTGGAGGTTCAGATGGCTAAAAGTGATTCTAAGCAGTTGTCGGCCCACGCGAAAGACGAAACCGGCAACGTCTACGGCAGGCTGACGGTCATTGACTACGCAGGACGATCCAAAAGCGGTGATTCTCTGTGGATTTGCCGTTGTGAATGCGGGAATACGAGCACGGTCGCTCGTGGGGACCTTCGTAAGAAGCATGGGGGCACCAAGTCGTGCGGATGCGGACGGAAGACGCAAGGTGGAGGACATAGAACCCCGGAATACACGACTTGGAAGGAAATGAAACGCCGCTGCTACAACCCGCGATATGGAGAATACCGCCTTTATGGTGGGCGGGGCATCACAATCTGTGACCGCTGGAGAACGTCCTTCGTCAACTTCCTGGCCGATATGGGGCCAAAGCCATTTTCGGAGGCGACCATAGACAGGATCAACAACGATGGCAACTACACGCCTGACAACTGTCGTTGGGCGACGAAGCTCCAGCAGAGCCAAAATAGCCGCAAAGCTAGAATGCTGACGCACAACGGCGAAACACTGTGTATCCGTGAATGGGCACGCCGACTTGGAGTTGCGCACCGCACCATTATCGCGCGTTTGGAGCGAGGGTGGTCCATAGGGCGGACTGTGACCACCCCCGCAATAACCGATTGTATTCCGCACCGTAACAGACACTAAGACACACTCTTTCTCTTGTTAGGGCGTCAACCATCCTCCGCCGCTGTCCCCCAAACCAACAACCACTTCAGCCAGATCCTTATACGAAGGCCCAACATCTTCGCGTCTCTCGACGAATCCGTACAGGCCGACCAGCGTCTTGTTCCGCTCGTCGAGCTGGTACGTCATCAACTGCATGTTCTCTGTGTTTACCCCTTTCTGCCCCTCCAGCCGGGTCACAAACTCGTTCATCTTCTGGACGATCATCTTGTGCTTGTGTTCCGCCAGCGTGGAGGCGTTCTGCGCCGTCAGAGCCGCATACCGATCCTTGCCCGCGATAATGCCCTGCACGGCGGCGTTGAGTTGCTGCAACAGAACGTCCCGTTCCGCCATGGCCACCCGCGACACTTCCTGCTGAGCCGTGTTCTGCCTGTCGATGCCTTCAAGCTGCTGCTTCTCGATCTGCTGCAACTGCTCCAAAAGCCGGTCCCGTTGAGTTTGTTCGGCTCTCCACACGTCCACCGACAACCCGTGCTTCTTTTCGATTCCGTCCAATATCTGCGTCAGAACGCCTTGTATTGCAGCGAACAGTCGTTCCTCGGTCCCAATCCCGAGTTTCGCCACATCCGACGTAGCTGCCCGCTCCCTGTCCATGGCATCAAGGATCTGCTGAACCTCCCTCATGAACTGGTCATGCAGTTGTTGCTTCGTGGCCATGCCGGTTTTGGCCACATCAGAGGTGGCTGCTCGCTGTCGGTCCATCCCGTCAAGGACTTGTTGGATCTCCCTCATGAACTGATCGTGCAACTGTTGTGTGATGGCCATATCAGTCTTGGCTACGTCAGCCGAGGCTGCTCGTTGTCGGTCCATTCCATCCAGATACTGCTGAACCTCCTTCATGAGCTGGTCATGCACCTGCATACGAAGCGCAGCAATCTCGCTGCTCATCTGTTGTTCAATCGTGTGTTCCCTGTCCTCAGCCTCTATCGCCTTTAGCCGTGTTTGGAGTTGTTCGGTATATAGCCGGTGCTGCTCCTCGTTTTTCCATTTCGTGTAGATGTCTCGAAGCTGGTACACCCGGTCGGATGCTTCCATTGTCTGTATGCGAACCTCTTGGATCTTCGTGTACAATCCAGACTCAACCTCGATCTCCAGCCGGGACATGGCATCCTGCGCCCCGAGGATGGCCTGTCGACCTGACAACGTTCGGTTCCGCACCTCCTGGAGCAGTCCGTATGTTCCGGTGATCTGGGCCGCATGGTATCGCAAGCTCTCCTGCCGAAGCGAATGAACCCGATCCTTACCGTTCAGACTGCGACCACGCATTTCTACCTGTTGACCGTACAGCCGATGCTGGTTCTCCCATTTCTCTCGGTTCAGCCGATCATTCAGGGCAACAATCTCTTCGTTGTGGTCGCGCGTGTTCCTCGCGGTAAAGTCAACAGCATCGGCAGCGGTATACAACCCGCGATCAGTCAATAGGCTCAGTTCGTTTGAGAGCGAAGCGGTAAACTTCTCGTTGATCCTCGCACGATCCGTGGCACCAAGATCGTCCAGAAACCCGGTCGCAACCGAGGCGTGAGTTGTATAGTCCGTCTCCAGCAACGAAAGCACCGCGTTGTAATCGGAGGCATGGGTTGTGAGTGTAGCATCCTCCTGATTCAGCAGTGACGTGATTTCAGCGTCCAAAGCGGTATAGTCTGCGAGCATCGTTGTCAGCAACGTGCCTACCGTACTCACAAATGTCGCCACGTTGGTGTTGGCATCCAGCAGTAAGCCATCAATCGTGCCTACGTGAGCAGTGTAATTGGCGGCGAGTTCCACCAAATGGGATTCGTACTCCGTGATATGGTCATTCAACTGCGACTCTGCTGTTGCCAGGATCGCCAGTGCGGCCGTGTTGTGCGTTGTAAAATCGGTGGCCAAGAGTGCCACTGCGGTAGCGTAGTCCGTTAGGAATGAACTAAGGGCATTCACCTTGTCAGTAATCAGGGCCTCCACGTTCGTCCTGGTTGTGTCACCATGCGTTTCGGGCTCTGCCAGTTTCGTCGAATAGTCACTCAAGTGCGTGGCGAGAGAAATCGCTTCATCGGCCAACTGTGTCTCCACCGTCGACCTAGCCGTATCCCCGTGGGGACCTGGCTTCGCCAACTCAATCGCATATTGTGACAAGTGTGAAGAGAGAGAGGAAACCTCGCCAGTCAATAGTGCCTCCACCTCCGTCCGTGTCGTGTCGCCGTGGGGTTGCGATTCTCCTCGTTTGGTCTCGTGATCTGTTAGGTATGAGGCGAGAGACGATACTTCGTCGGCTAATAGCGTTTCCACCGCCGCCTTCGCCAATATCTGTTCTGTCTCCAACTCCCCAAGCCGAGTGCTCTGGTCCGCGATGAATGACGCCAATTGATCTGTCGAATTGGTGAGCAGCGTGTTGATTAAAGTCAGGTGGGCGCTGTAGTTGGTATCAAACTCAACGAGCTTCGCCACAAAGTCCGTCATGAATGTACTGAGGTAGCCTGCCTGCGCCGTAAGTAGTCCCCCGACTGTCGTTGCGTTTGTATCAGCATTCGTCTCCAGGTCATCCAGCTTCGTGTCCAGCGCCGTCAAGGCGGTCGTGGAAACCGCCATGTCGGTTACAAGCTGGGTCCGATTCGCCTGGATCAGGTCACCCACTTCGTCCATGTAGGCTCGGAGGTCGCCAAGATAGAGCGAGGCGTAATTATTCTGCTCGGTAACCTGGTCATCAAAATGGCTCTGGGTGCTGTTGATTAACTCCGTCCAGTTCGTCACGATCTGATTGTATCTCACCTCGTTTGCCGCCAACGCAGTGTTGTAAGCGGTCGTGTAGGAGTTTAGGAGGTGTTGTAGAATGATTTCATTCTGAAGAGACTTTCTTCCCAGCGTGTAATACGGTGTGGGCGGAACGGTGGTGGTGTCATTCGTGACGCTGGTAATTTCCCAGCCTTGCGACAAGAGCCACCCAACCGAATCAGCCGGGATGTTCGTAATGGTATTGGCTATCCACCACAATGCAGACCACGGCGAAACGATCGGGTCGATTATGAGCGTATCCTGACCCGGATCTTGACTTGGAGGTTGAGTTGCAGGCATGATTTATCTCCGTGTCGGCCTTGGGGGAGCAAGAAATGTCATCTAAGTCCTCCTACCGCCAATTGCCCGAAGTATGGGATCGAATCGTGATCGACTCATACGCCCATTGTGCGCTCGACGTAAGCAACACGCAGATCCACATGGCCCTCGTGCGGGGGTAGCTAGTAAACGAGCGACCGGCCGACCACGACCCCGACGTATGAGCATACGCATCGCCATCCTGTGTCTCTCCGGCCAAATACTCCGTGATTGCAGCCTTCCCGTTCACGCACGCCTCTTCAGCCGTTTCTCCTGTGATGATCTTCCAAAGCACGGTTCCACTGTTGGCAGCAATCATCCCGTGAATCGCCGTCAGCCTCCCATACATACCAGTGCCGCCTAGCCGAATTGGCCCGATGAGTAGATAACTGTTCGTTGTATCCGTGTCGAAAGGCCAGAACTGGTCCCGTTCTATGTCATAGAACCAGTCAGGATCGTTCGTTAGGTGAATGTAGATGCCCCGGTCGGTGTGGTTATACGTCAGCGTGCAAGCGGTATCGGATACTCCAGTAAGGTCTTCGGGAACCTTGTTTTCCGAGAGTGCCTTGAGCCCGCTTCCATCGACACCAACCGAATACAGTCCGCTCGATGAGAGAAAACAAGCCGTGTCCTCGACCAGGCACCATGCGTCGGCTCCGATGATTCCCACTTCATCCGACACCCTTTGCCGCGTCCCGGTGTGCAGATTCCCCTGATGCACCCACGTCTCGTCGGCTGTGAATCCGAGCAGGTATCTATCCTTGTGAGGAATCAGTGCGACCACGGTGCCCCCCGTCGCCCCACCATAGGAAAACTGAAACAGGGCCGGACGCTGAGCGTCTGACACGTCCGAACTGAGGGCCGTGTCCGTGTCGTCTCCCTGCCGCGTGGCAGTCACAGCATTGGTGCTGAACGTCAGCACGCGGTCTCGGTAGCGAATCTCCGAGGGGCGTGAACCTGCCGAGATGCCCGTGAAGCTCCCTCCTCGAAGTCGATTGGTCAGGCCATCCTCAAGACGGCAATTGATCGCCCAAGGAGACGAATACTCGGCCTGCCGACGACCATGCTCCTGCACGAATCGGCGGACGACCCCCGCACTGGGGAACCGCAATTCACGAATCTGGGGACTACGAGACATGGTTACTTCGCTGGCGCAAGGCTGCGCTCACACTCCTTCTGCTTCTCCAGTGCTCCATCATCCCAGTCAGGGACTGGTGCAAAATGGTCAATAAGCCAGGAAAGCGGTCGCGCCGCTTTGGGCCATTTATCGTTCAGCCACAACTCTCGTGAATACTTCCTGGCCGCGTCGATCTGGCGCTGGTTGATCGGGTACGGCCAGGAAGATTCTCCGTTTCTACCGAAGTTGCCGGTGCGGAACAGGTGGGCAATCCAGGTCTTGAGCGACGTGACCATTTTGCCACCGGACAACCAGCTCTTGCACGCCAGCTCGGTCCCGAACTGCCCCCAGGAGCCATGTCCCTCATCCATGCCGCCAAGTTCCCAGAACCGATCCCGCTCCATCATAAACGCACAACCAATGCAGCTCATGGTCTCGATTAGCCCAGACTTCGCTTCTTCCTTGACTTCCGGCCGACGCTTATGCTTCCGCCAATACTGGAAATGGAGGTTGCTGTCGAATCGCCACGATACGGTGGGCTCGTACTTGCTCCGCTCTTGCCATACCATAATCATCGTAAAGTCACTGCCGCCACACTCCTCACACTTCTTCGGCGTGGTTCCTTGATAAACTCGTTCACCACACTCATTGCAATGCCAGTCGAAAACGTGAAGCCTGTGCATCGACGGGATCATTGTCCAATCCGGCCGCATGTCCCCCATCATCTTGACATCGAAGCCATCATCCGTCTTGCAATGTGCGTCCAGCTTCATGACATACTTGGCTTTGCTCAGTGTTGCGCCGGCATTCGTAGCCGCTCGCTGGCCAACCGCTTCACTAAAATGAAGCATTTGCAGCCGAGGGTGGTCTTCCAGCGGCGGATCAGGCCAATACCCATCGGCAACGGCAATGACTTCCGTGTCATCGCCACTGTGAGCCAGTACGTCGTCAACAGTGTGACGCATGAATTGTTCGTTACGCCCAGGAATAATGACGCTCAACGCCTTAGCTCGCGACACGTTCTTTTTTCCTCTGTTGCTTGTACCAGAAGTTCCGTCCCGTCTTCCGGCTCAGGTTGTGAAACAGCCCCATCGGGTTGTGATCTACGTCTCCGCACCACTTCCCTGTTGGGAACACGTAGATAGTCGGTCTAAACGCACACACCTCTGCGCCCGTCTCTTTCTGGTAGGTACGCCACCTACTCCGGAACGCCCTGTCTTCCCCTTGGGGATACGGCTTCTCTACAAGATCCTCTCGATAACCGCCCAAGTCCCAGAACAGATCCCGTCGCATAGCGAAGTTGTTCGGCAGAGGCCCCACCTTGAGGGTTTTTCCTGGCACCAGGCCGTATGAGGCGAGCAATGCTCTGTCTTGCTTCAAAGCTCCCCTTTCGTCGAGTACCCCAAACTCACGCTGAAATTGAACCTTGAGGCCGTCGAAGCCTCTCACAAACTCGATTGCCTCATCAGTCAGAATGTGGTCGATGTCTGTCATCAGCAGGTATTCGCCCATCGCCAGTCGGGCGCCGGCGTTCCGGGCCAAGGCCCACGTCCACGGCCGGGTGTCATGTGTTTGGTGGATTCTTACGTCCAACGGCATCTGGGTGCCGAGCAAGGGCTTGAGCGGCGGGTCGCTGCCATCATCGACGAGGATCAATTCCACGTCCTGCATGGGATGCATCCGTGAGAAGTGCAGCAGTTGCCGCCGCACAACTCTATGGCTGTCCAATACTGGGATGACGATGGAAAGTTTCATGTCAGAACGCATATCCGAGGGCGTAAATTTCCGGGGCGTACAACTTCTCGACTATCTTCATGCAGTCATCATCGTAGTATGCCGGGTAATCCAAGTGGCTCGAACTGTTGTGCTGCGGTAGCGTCATGTTGGCGTCGATTTCCCGGGCAACCAGTCTCCAGTCAATTGCCAGTGTTTCGTACCGCAGGACGAACACACTTTCAATCGGTTTTTCGTCGAGCATGAAACTGGAAGACTGGGGGGCGAAAAAGTGCTGCCATTCCTGGGCTATCAATCCACCGTCTCGAACGAATTCTCGAAACGAATGACGTTCATCCGAAGACGATGCCCTGATCCGTCCTCGCTGCCGCAGTATGCTCCACGCCGATACAACTCTCTCCCAGGGGTTGCGAACAGTCGCAAAGCACGACGCTTCATCTATGTTCGGTTCAATCACCATCTTCCAGACACGCTCCCAATTGCGTCTGCCGCGGTGGTGCATGATGACGCGACGATCCAGTACATCTCCCGTGATGCTAGTTGAACCAGTCCTGGCATTCGGTAAATAGACCCACATCCCCAGAACATCAATCTGCGGTCGGCAACTCTTGATGTAGGCAATCTCGTCTTGTCTCATCCCCGCTCTGCCCCCCTCTCCCAAAACACGGTCGGCTCCCTTCCTTTTGTGACGTACCACGGGCGGATGTCGTGACAATGCGTGTAGCCATCGACTGCTTGGGTCACGCCAGACCATTGGAAGTTGCAGTAGTCGTGGACGATAACTAGCCCGCCTTTTCGGACCTTTGGCACGTATTGAACGATGTCCATGACGGCAAAATCGAACGTATGATTGCCGTCGATATGAACAAAATCCAGTGATTCGTCCTCGAATGAACTTGCCACGTCAGCGCTCTTCGCCCGAAGCAGTTTTGCCCCGTGCGCCGCAAGTTTCTGTCGGGCCTCCTCGCAAATAGCGTCTTGTTTCTCCTGCGACCGCCTATGTCCGTAGACGATGTACGGATCTATTGCAGTCAGTTCCAGACCAGGAATATATTGACACCACATTTCCGCAGACTTGGCGTGATTGACTCCTATTTCCACTCCACGGCTGAACCCAAGATCGTTCATCAGGAGCGCCAGGGCAAGACGCCCACCACCCTCTCGCTGCCTCGCCAGGATCGGCATGTTGTCTCCACCCGACCTGATGATGAAATACTTGTCGATTACGTCAGCCAGCCTGGGCATGTTGTTCCTCCGCTACTCCTTTGTTGTAGACCGCAGCAATGTCAGCAGCCTTGCCCCAATGTGGGATCTCCCAGGCTTTCAATTCGCCAGGCTTACGCTCAAGCCCCGTTCGTCCGGTGTATGTCGGCGACAGCCCGTTGGGATGGCACAGGTTGACGATTGGATCGGTGCAGTACCATTCCACTAGCTTACGGCGGGTTACTCGCAAGTGCCGCTCCACGACTGGCCGACCGATCTCGCCTGCATAGCCACGCCCCTTTGGGTACTTCGCCTCCCGCTCCTCCAAAGCATCAATCACCAACTGACGAGGCCCAATCATGGTAAAGTTGCCGTGTCGACGGATAGCCGAAAAACGCGGCTGTTCCTGCCACGAAAACACAGACCATCGTGACATATCGTAGGCCACCGCATCATCCGGCGGGCGAAAGTCACTGAAGTGTCTTTGCGTATAAAGGGTATCGTCTTCCGCCACGGCAACGTATTTCGTATTAGCCAGCCTTGCCCCCCGGAGCAATTGCACATACACATTCCACGCCGAAGGCAGGCCGGACTGGATGAGATATTCAGTGTCCGGCCTCGCCTTGGCGTTGGGGTGCATGATCTCCATAGGTTCCGCGGAAATGACCACCATCGGCCGATCCTCTACCGCGCGTAACAGGTGCCCGAGGTGGAATTGCTCCCACCTGTACGGCATCTGGTTTACGGTGAGGTAGACAATGGTCAAGTCCATGATTACGTCGCGGACGCGGAACTGGATGGCGAACTGGAGGCCGATGCGGATGGCGAACTGGAAGGCGATGGGCCTTGTGCTCCACCTTCTGAACCAAGTAAGCGCCAGACATAAGACGTGCCTACTTTGATCGACAGGAACGTCAAGAAATCACCAGCCGCATCCAAAACGAGCGTGGTGTTGCCAGCGTTGTTGTAGCCGCCCGTCACGGTCAGCGTCAGGTCGCCGCCATCCGTGTCGAGCGCCACCGTAGTGATGATGCCCGCTCGATCAGGCTGGGCCAATGTGCGAGCTTCGGCTGCCGCTGTCACAACAAGACAAATCTGCCGATCCTTCCCGGCTGTGATGGTTCCCGCGCTGTCAGGGTCTCTGAGCAGACCAGGGCCGATGGTGGGGGCGAACGCTTTGAACAGGTCTTTGAGGGTTCGGTGTGCAGACATGGTCTACTCCTTGTGAAAGTTGGCCAAGACAACGTGCTTGGCTGAAGGTAAAAAACGCTTGTGTGACTCTTTCGTCTACCACGGAGTGGCGGTATATTGTCGGACAATCTGAATTGCAGCGTCGGCACCAGCCGTCGATACGACGTACAGCTTTTCGATGCCAGGCCCGATGGTTTCGTTTCCGCCATCTGCAATCCACACCTTGTCGTCTTCCACGGTAGTGTCGGCGGTTATCGTCGCACTCGTCGTCGAGAACCAAGCCGACAAAGCAGACTGAGCATCGTCGTTGCCGGCGGAATCCACGCCCAGGTGCGTGAATTTGTAGGCATACATCGGATTCAGTTCCAGCGTGATTTCGGTGGTGGCCGTCAGTGAAAACAGGCCAAACTTGTCTAGTTTGTTCCAAGCCATTGGCTTTCTCCTTCAAAAATCATAATTCAACTCCGTCAAGACTTGGCGTGCCTATTCGAGCCGCTCGCAACCATTCGCTCGACACGCTGTGCCTAGCGGCGCGTGGATTGTCGGGGCCCAATGTTGTCGGTGAACTCCGTTCCTGGTCCGCCCGAATCGCCATCGGCAGTAATTCGCGATATCGCATCTCGTCAACGTCTTCCGCATCGTCCAGGTTGTTTGCTGATGCCGCCAAGCACGCCGCCGTGATGACCGCCGCAAGCGTTTCGCCGCCCACGGGGTATGGATCATCAGCGTTGATGGGCACCGCACGCAGCGTCATCTGCGCATAGAGCGTGTACTGTGCGTCTGGTGTCGGGTACAGAACGAGCTTTTTGCGTGACCCTACCTTGGGGTCAAACTCCACTACACGCACACAGAAGAACAACGGACGGTCCTCTTCGTCGTCCCGCTGCTGCCAGCGACGAATCTGGCCATCGCTTCGCTCCTCCACGGGCGGATAAAACGTATCTTCGCCCAGAGGGTAGTACATTTTGCTTTCGATGCTCTCGTAACCCAACGGCAAGTCGTACACCGCCTGGCCGTCCACCGTCGTAACGGGCACTTCCGGGCAAAAGAAACTCCAGTCATGTGCAGCATAGACCCGCTTCAGCCCGTCTTCGATTGCATCGTCAATGTCGCTCGTCTCGCTGTCCGAGAATCCCGAGCGATTTCCAAACATCTTGCGACCGACCCTTTCAAGGAGGCTGGTATAGCTGACGGTCATTTCCATCGGGAAGCCTCCTACGTTGCCACCACGAGTCGCACACGAGGTGTGTTCGTCGCATGTTCGGAATAGACCCAAATCTCGTCGATGGTGTCTTCCGTCCCGTCAAACACATCTACGGCCCCGTCGAACTGGTGGGCAACATCCGACCCCAGCACCAACGCTGTCCCCATAATTCCCGCTGTCCCAGAGCCCTTCAGTTTTTTGACGAAGTATTCGTCGTCGCCCCCAGCGTCCGTAGTAAATTGCACCAATACATCAAGATCGGACTCCAACCACAGGAAGTCGAAGTCCCCCATCGCCTCGTTTTCAGTCTTGTCCCATATCTTCATCGCCGTCTGCGCAGCGAGCTTGAAGGTCTGGTCGACCGCCTCGTTGTCGCCAAGCGTGATGCTTGTGGGGACCGTGAGCGACCCGCCCGACAGAGTACGGCCGTCAATTTCGACCGTGAAATACTGGTAGACGCTGATCGTAGCCATAGGAACCTCCAGTCAAAGGAAACCGGGGGCGGGCGCGAACCCGCCCCCGGTGGTCCCAAGGCTTAATACAACTGGGCGCAAGCCCACCAGTCGATGTCGAGGTTCGCTGCGCCAGAGGAAGTGGCACCACGAATACCGATAGTCGGCTGCATGAACGCCGCGTCCGCATCGGGGAACGCCGCCGCCGTCACGGCGGTCTCAAGGATCTCCCCTTCCTTGATGCCGTTCACGAACCACTCCAGCCGGCGAGGTCGGGCCGCCCTGAAGTTGAACCCGACCTTAACCCAGGTGGCAGCCACCAGGGTCTCTACGGTGTCCAGGTCGGTGTCGACCGCCCCATCCACCTTCGTCTGCCCGCTGGCCTGGTACATACCATCCAAGGCAGTGCTTTCAGCCGCAAGGCTCTGGAAGCCCACGAGGTTCGCCGTACCATAAATGGCATCGGCCGCGAACAACTGCTCCGTCACGCAGCAACCGCTCGCACCTCCGGTCGCCATCCCCACGAAGAACCCGTAGTCGGTGGCCACGATGGCAGCAGCGTTCACGCGGATACGTGCCTCGAAGGCGAAGTCCTTCTGCAAGCGGAACGCACCCACGTCGAGGATATTACCCAACTGAAGGGTAGCCTCCTCGTTGTCGGCGTCTGCCATAAGCCGGACGATGCCCGGAGCCGTCGCCTCGCTGGCAATTTGCGCGACGGTCGCCCCGTGCTCCGTCAACTTCCCGTATCCATCACCCGTCGTGGTGTCGTGGAAGAGAAAGTCGTCGTAGAACCCAAGGGCGGGGTTCCCCTCGCCCCTTGTCCGAAAGAACCCCGCACTGTGTGGGCAGTTGATTTTACTCCACACTTTCGTAGAGGGGCCAATGCCATCGGTTTCGGAAAAATAGAGCTGCGTCATTGGAAGACTCCTTCCAAAAAAAGGTGAAAAACAGGGGGCTTCTGCTTATTCTCGCAGCCCCCGTGCGAGGGTACGCGAAATGGTTTACGCGGTTTCCGTTACCGTTGCCGTGCAATACCCCCGGAAGTTCGACCGGCGGTTGAAGCACACGAGTTGCACCGAGTCGTCCATGCAACGCACGCGGACGTTGCTCATCTCGGGATGCTGGAACGCCTTCCGCTTACGCATCTGGCGACCTTGGGCGTAGTAGCACTTGAACGACGCCCAATTCACGCCCAGGATCACGCCATCGGTGCGTGCATTGGCGCTAGCGCTGTTCGTCCACGCCGGAACCCAGTTCATCGGGACGCCGCGGATGTAAACCGTGCCGCTGTGCGCCGCCATGTCATCACCGATGTTGTCGTTGCCCAGTTGCAACAGACGACGCCCGGCAGCCACGCGACTGTGTGTGGTCAACAACTCCCAGTCGTGGCGAGTCTGGTCCACGATGTCCGGCCGCTGGACCGGCGGCTGGAACTGGCAGAGGTCCATCGAGTTGATGGTCTTCTCGACAAAGTCGTCTCGCTCCACGTTGGTGTACGGGAACGTTCGGTTTCGCCATTGCTCATAGGTTGTGCAGGAGATTCCGCCCACACCAGCGGAACTCCAACCGACCGGCTCGAACCCGTCGAAGCCTTCTTCCGAGTTGTTCTCGCTCGTGCTGTCGTCCGTGGCGGTGATCCACCACAACAAAGACACGGGCGGAAACGGAGACGTCGTGGAGGCAGCCGGGCCAGCACCGAAGATGACGTCTTCCATGCCGGTGTAGAACGATGTCATCAGGTCACTTTCCAGAGATTCGAGGTAGTCGTAAATCTGCCGACCACCAGTCTGGAAGATTTCCTCGTCGATGTCGTAGTGGTAGTTGTTGGTCGTGAGACCCCACTTCAACTCCCCTTCGCTGAGGACGTTCACGCGGCCCGTGGTGTCCTTGTGATACAGCCCGACAACCTGGAAGTTGTCGTTCGTGTCCACCTTGACCTTCCACTTGCACTGCGACGTACTCATCGTGTCCTTCTTCAGATTCCCGCTGAAAAGGCGCGATGCGTACTTGTACTCTTGCAGCGGTAGGGAGATGTCCTGCGCTGCCAGCCGATCCTCACCAGCAAACTTCTGGTGAATCCCAGCCACAAAATCGTCAATTTGTTCAATACCGAGTGCCATTGGCTACTCCTTTATTCAAGAAGCCCGCTCAAGCTCCCTATAGAGCCGCTCGGCCTCGTCCCTCGGGTCTTCCCGTGGGTCTTGGGGCCGGGTTGCCCCGCCGCCCTGTCGGCCGTTGCTCTGTTTGGAAATCTTGCGGGTTCGTTTTTTCAAGTCCTTCTTGCCGAGTTCTTCCGCGAACACCATGCGTGCCACGCGATTGATTAACGACTCGGTGAGTTCCGTTGGACGCCCCAACTGCGTAAGACCGAGTTGCTGGGCTTTCACTGCAACCAGCAAATCTTCTCGCCGTTCGAGTTGCTTGGGGGACTCCTTGTCGGTTTTGCCGAACAAGTCGTCGTGGCCGAGAGAATCCACCAAACTGTCGAAGTGCCGCTCCTCCGCCCTGGCGTCTGCTTCCGCGAACAACTCCTCGGAGGCGTTCAGCCGGGACTCCAAAGTCTGTAGGCGGGACTCGTAGTGATCCCTCATGCGTGTGAATTCCCCTACGATTTCGTCCTCGACCACATCTTGGTCCCACGTAAACTCGTACTTGCCGTCGACCTTTACCGCATCGGGGACTTGGTCGTCAGCTACAGGCGCATCTTCCTTCTTCGCGAACTGGCCCTTATCGTTGCGAACAGGGCCTTTGGTGTCTTCGGCTTCCGTGGCGGCCATAGCCTTACGTCCAGCGTCCAACGCGCTCTTGTCGAAGAGTCTCAGCGCCCGATCCAATTCCTCGCGACTGGCGAAATCGGCTATTTCCGATTCGTCAATGCCATACGCGGCTGCTTCGGCTTTCACGTCGTCAGTCAGCCATTCCTGGCCTTCAGACGTGTCGCCGGTATCCTCGCCTTGGTCCTCGACCTCAGCGGTATCCTCGCCTTGGTCGGCCTCGACGTTGGCGGGTTCACTGCCGGAATTCGTCTCGGCAGGTGTTTCCTGATGTGCGGGTTGTTTGGTGTTGGCGTGCTCGGAAGTTATCTGCGCATCGGACTTCTGTTCGCCGGCGCGCTCCTCTTCCACTTCCTTAACGACTTGCTCGACGTGGGCCTGAATGTCTTCTTGTGTGCTGTTTTCGTTCAGCTCTGCCGTTGACATGACCGTTCTCCGTAGAGTTAGTAAACTCGTGTTTCGTCTTAGTCGCCATAGCAGCCGTCATTGTCTAACAGCCCCCTCATGCGAAGCGTCTCTTTTCTCGCCCTGCGACTGGTGAATTCGATTTGTCCGCTGTCTCTTACCTGTGCGCCGACGATGCCGTGTTCGCGAATCGCTTCCCTCATTTCGGGAACTTGCGCTTTCATACACCCCACACCCTCGGACACAAGCGGCTTGGCCGTGTTGTAGGCCATCGTGCCCATCGGGATGCCTCCCCCGCCGACTGCCCCGCCCTGATGGAACTCGGCGGCGGAGACTTCCTTGCCGTTCAGTCTGAGTTTGTGTTTCCTCACGAGCCGTGCTCCTTCTCAAATTCGGCATCAAACGCCGCATCGTGCCGTCTCTGGTTACGCAGGCTGATGCAGACGTTGTGAAGCACGGCACTCAGGTCAATCCACTGCAATCCCATGTCGCCCATAATGTTGGCATCATTCCAGTCATTGAATGGCTGCAAGTCGCCGAGGATTTCCCACAGCAAGCGGTTGACATCACATAACGACAGTTGGGCGAACTTTCCAATATCGTCTCCCCAACTTGTGAATCGTTCGTCAAGGTCAATGGCCGCATGAACAAACCCGACAACGTCAACGAGTTTTGGAGGTACGCCAACTGCTTGCCGAATAGCCCAGTTGGCGAGTAAGCCGACAATCTCGTTCACGCTAACCCACGCCGGAATGCTCCACTCAGGCTTGTCCGCAAGTCGCTCGTATGACTCCGGCATGTTGTTTATCGCAGCAGCTAGTTCATTCATGCAGGCTTCATTGAGAAACCCTTCTTCCGTCATCAACGGCTGCGTCAGCATCTGTATTTCGTCGGGCATGTGTTCGGGCGTATCGCTCACGCTGGTGGCCTCCCCATCATGGCCCTTTGCTGACCATTGATTTGTGGCTTGCCTCCCATAAGAGACTGAATCATCGCGTTACTTCTGGCTTCCTTCGTCCCGCCTGTTCCAATGCTCTTGCGCACCGTCTCTCGCGTCGTATGCGGCG